AAACTACAACGTAACCGGAAAAGAAAGAAAAGAGCTGGTCGCAGCCATCGCAAGCCTCACCGGCGACAAGGCCGTCTACAAGTTCATGCCGACCTGCGCCTTTGAGATCGGCGACATCACGGTTGACAAGACCGGCGGCGTCACCTGCGAGGACAACGAAAAGCTCGAGCGCCTGATCCACAACCTCATCGCAGACGGCTTCAAGCCTGAAGAACTGCCCGAGGAAGAAGAAAGCGCTGACGAAGAAACCACCGACGAGGAAGAAGCTACTACTGAAGCAGACGAGCCTACCGGCCTTTCAATCAGCCTGCCGCTCGACAAAGCAGCGGTCGGAAACCTGACAAACCTCCTCACGGCAAAAGGCAGCCTCATCAAGAAGGCTCTCGGGATTGACGACCTCGGCATTAAAGTTTCCGAAGACAAGATCACATTCCCCTGGTTCACAGAAATGCCGGAGCCTGACGAGGTCAAAGCCTACACCCACTTCATTGCAGCCATCTGCAAGCTCTCCAAGGATCAGAAGCGGGTCAGCGCAACCGAAAAGGAAGTCGACAACGAGAAATACGCATTCCGCTGCTTCCTCCTTCGACTGGGCTTCATCGGCAGCGACTACAAGACAGAACGCAAGATTCTCCTGAAGAATCTCTCCGGCAACTCCAGCTGGAAGAACGGCGCACCGGAAAAGGAGGAAGCAGCATGCGAATGATAAGGACTGACGAGCTTAACGCCCTCCGCTCCCGCTACCCGGCGGGCACCCGTGTGGAGCTGCTTCGGATGGACGATGTGCAGGCACCGCCCATCGGTACCAAAGGAACCGTCACAGGAGTCGACGATACCGGCTCCCTCCTCGTAAACTGGGACAACGGCTCCGGCCTGAACGTGGTCTACGGCATCGACCTTGTCCGGAAGGTGGTGGACTGACATGGATGAAAAGGTAAGAGAACAGATTCTCGCCATCCGGGACACCGGCCTCACAAACATGTTCGATGTCACGATGGTTCAGCGCCTTGCCTACGAGAGAGACTTCTACGAGCTGGTGCTTTTCCTCGAGGATCACCGCAAGGAATATGTGAACTTCATCCTCCACGGCGACGAGTAAACTACACAGTTTTCCCGCCTGAGAATTGTCACATATATGCTCCGAATTAGCTTGCTATTACAGGGCTTCAGAGTGATATATGTACATACCAAAAGACAAGGAGGAACCACCATGAAGTACACAATTGAAGCCATCGAGAGCGCAAAACAGGGAATGAGCTGGAAGGACATCGGATGCAACTGGACGCTGGGTCAGGCCTACCTTTACAGCAAGGAAGCCGGAAACGACCTGCCGAACTTCGCCGAGGTCATCTGGGACGACCAGATCGAGGAAATCCTCGCAGACTGCAGACGGCTGGGCGTGAAGGAATTCACCATCAGCTCCACCTTCTCAAGCCTGATCGAAACTATCGCCCGCTTCGAGGAGCTCGGATGCACGCTGGACGGAATCGTCAGGATCAAGGAACGCTACACCCACTTCGGAAGCGACGACCGCTCCCTGATCCCCGCCTTCAAGATGACAGTAAAGGAGGCCTGAACCATGTGGAGCGAAGGAACCATCGGAATCCCGGACGGCAAGGACAAAACCAAGTACACGGTCTGCCACTACTGGGTCAAGCACTACGAGGAGCCAAGCGAGGTCTACGGCCTGAACGGCGGCAAGATCAGCAAGCTCACCATAAAGATTAACGGAACCGTCGCAGCAAACTACGACAGAGGCTGGGACATCGAACCCACCTGCAAGGAAGCAGAGCTGGCGCTTTGCATCCTCTTAAACAACTACAACTAAACAAAACCTGAGAATGAAAATTCCGGGAAACTGAGCCACATGGCTCTTTCTCTCGTTCTGATAAAGATTTGTAAAGATCGCTTCGGCGGTCTTTTCTTTTGCCCTGAAAGGAGGCGGCTTTCATGCCAATGCGAAAATTGAAAAACTACAAGCCGACCCGCTTCATGGCGAAGAACTCCCATTACAGCAAAGAGATGGCGGACTTCGCAGTCATGTTCATCGAGCAGCTATGTCACACCAAAGGCACATGGGCTAGAAAGCCCTTCGAGCTAATCGACTGGCAGGAAAGGATCATCCGAGACCTCTTCGGAGTCTTGAAGCCAAACGGCTACCGGCAGTTCAATACGGCCTACATTGAGATTCCAAAGAAGATGGGTAAGTCCGAGCTGGCCGCTGCTGTTGCCCTGCTCCTGTGTTGCGGTGACGGTGAAGAACGAGCCGAGGTCTATGGCTGCGCGGCTGACCGCCAGCAGGCCACCATCGTCTTTGATGTTGCTGCCGACATGGTCAGAATGTGCCCGGCCTTAAACCGCCGCGTGAAGATCCTCGCCTCCCAGAAGCGGATCATCTACGAGCCGACGAACAGCTTCTACCAGGTGCTCTCCGCCGAAGCCTACAGTAAGCACGGCTTCAATATCCACGGCGTGGTCTTTGACGAGCTGCACACCCAGCCGAACCGAAAGCTCTTTGATGTTATGACCAAAGGCTCCGGCGATGCAAGAATGCAGCCGCTCTACTTCCTGATCACGACTGCCGGAAATGACACGAACACGATCTGCTACGAAGTCCATCAGAAGGCACAGGACATCCTTGATGGCAGGAAGGTCGATCCAACCTTCTATCCCGTCATCTATGGTGCCAGCCCGAACGAGGACTGGACAGACCCGAAGGTCTGGAAGAAGGCAAATCCCTCCCTCGGCATCACGGTCGGGATGGACAAGGTAGAAGCTGCATGCGAGTCAGCAAAACAAAATCCCGGTGAGGAGAACGCCTTCCGGCAGCTGCGTCTGAACCAATGGGTAAAGCAGGCGATCCGCTGGATGCCTATGGATAAGTGGGATGCCTGCGCATTCCCGGTAAATGAGGACGATCTGGAAGGCCGAGTTTGTTACGGCGGCCTTGACCTCTCCTCCACTACAGATATCACAGCCTTTGTACTGGTCTTCCCGCCGGAGGATGAGAACGACAAATATGTGGTGCTCCCGTACTTCTGGGTGCCGGAGGATACGCTCGACCTCCGCGTCAAACGCGATCACGTTCCTTACGACATCTGGCAGAGGCAGGGCTTTATCGAAACTACGGAAGGAAACGTCATCCACTACGGATACATCGAGAAGTTCATCGAACGGCTCGGTGAGCGTTTCAACATCCGTGAAATTGCATTTGACCGCTGGGGAGCCGTCCAGATGGTGCAGAACCTTGAGAGCATGGGCTTCACAGTCGTTCCTTTCGGACAGGGCTTCAAAGATATGAGCCCACCTACCAAGGAGCTGATGAAGCTAACCTTGGAAAAACGAATCGCCCACGGCGGCCACCCGGTTCTCCGCTGGATGATGGACAACATTTTCATCCGGACAGATCCTGCCGGGAACATCAAAGCAGACAAGGAAAAGTCCACAGAAAAGATCGACGGTGCCATCGCTACCATCATGGCGCTTGACCGTGCGATCCGATGCGGCAACGACAACGGTGCTTCTGTCTACGACAGCAGAGGCATCCTTTTCATATAAGGACATGAACATGATTTTGATTTCATTACTCGGCTTTCTGGTGATCCGGGAAGCCCTGAACGGATTGGAGGGATGGCTATGAGCATATTTTCAGGACTATTCAAATCAAGAGACAAGCCCAAGGACTCGACGTCCGGCAGCGCTTACCGCTTTCTCTTCGGCGGCACGACTTCCGGTAAAGCAGTGACCGAGCGTTCTGCCATGCAGATGACGGCGGTTTACTCCTGTGTCCGTATCCTCTCCGAGGCGATTGCGGGACTGCCGCTGCATTTATACGAATATGGCGAAGGCGGCAGAAAAACGAAGGCTGTCGAACATCCGCTGTATGTGCTCCTGCATGATGAGCCGAATCCCGAGATGACGTCCTTTGTTTTCCGGGAAACGCTCATGACCCACCTGCTCCTCTGGGGAAATGCCTATGCGCAGATCATCCGGAACGGCAAAGGTGAGGTCGTGGCTCTGTATCCGCTCATGCCAAACCGTATGACAGTCGACCGGGATGCCGACGGTCATCTCTATTACGAATATCAGACCTCGCAGGATGAAGCGCACACATTGGACGGGAGCCGCGTCAAGCTCTCCCCGCACGACGTGCTCCACATCCCTGGTCTCGGTTTTGATGGCCTTGTCGGATACAGCCCGATTGCAATGGCAAAGAACTCCATCGGCATGGCGATTGCCTGTGAGGAATACGGAGCTAAGTTCTTCGCTAACGGTGCGACGCCCGGCGGCATCTTGGAGCATCCCGGTGTTGTGAAAGACCCGGAGCGTGTCAGGGAAAGCTGGAACTCAGCCTTCGGCGGCAGCTCGAACAGTAACAAGGTTGCCGTTCTCGAGGAAGGCATGAAGTACACGCCCATCTCCATTTCTCCGGAGCAGGCACAGTTCCTTGAGACTCGAAAGTTCCAGATTGACGAGATTGCGCGAATCTTCCGAGTGCCACCTCACATGATCGGCGACCTTGAGAAATCAAGCTTCTCCAATATCGAACAGCAGTCACTGGAGTTCGTGAAATACACGCTTGACCCGTGGGTCTGTCGCTGGGAACAGTCCATGCAGCGTGCCCTTCTCACAAAGGATGAGAAGAAAGAATACTTCTTTAAGTTCAACGTGGATGGGCTCCTCAGAGGTGATTACCAGAGTCGCATGAACGGTTATGCGACCGGTCGCCAGAACGGCTGGATGTCTGCTAACGATATCCGCGAGCTTGAGAACCTCGACCGTATCCCGGAAGAAGAAGGCGGCGACTTGTATCTCATCAACGGCAACATGACAAAGCTGGCAGACGCAGGCATCTTCGCTGCTTCTGCGGAAGTGAAGGAGGAACCCAATGAAACATCAGAAGAAAAACAGACAGAGCCGGAACAGCCACCCGAAAACGGGAGCACCCGGCGAAGAAAGAAGGAGTCACTATGACCAGAAAGTTTTGGAACTGGGTGCGAAACGAGGAGCCGGACAGCTTTGGCAGCGACCGCACACTTTACCTCGACGGGGAAATTTCCGATGAGACGTGGTTCGGCGACGAAGTGACACCCAAGCTATTCAAAGATGAATTAAGTGCTGGAGATGGGAACATCACCCTCTGGATCAACAGTCCGGGCGGTGATGTTTTTGCTGCTGCACAAATCTACAACATGCTGATGGACTACCCGCACGAGGTCACCGTCAAGATCGACGCCCTCGCGGCTTCAGCGGCATCGGTCATTGCGATGGCAGGTACCAAGGTCTGCATGAGCCCTGTGGCCATGCTGATGATCCATAATCCGGCAACCATTGCTATCGGCGATACCGAGGAAATGCAGAAAGCCATCGACATGTTAAACGAAGTCAAGGAATCCATCATGAACGCCTACGAAATCAAGTCGGGACTCTCCCGTGCCAAGATCTCAAAGCTCATGGATGCCGAGACATGGATGAACGCCAAGGAGGCCAGGAAGCTGGGCTTCGCTGACGAGATCCTGTTCGCTGAGGGCAATGAGCCCCTGCCGGACGACGAGACGGATGTGGAGATGCTTTTCTCCCGCAAAGCCGTCACCGACTCACTGCTATCACGGCTGATCCCTAAGAAACAGCCGGAAGCAAATAAACACATGGTACCTGTTACCGATCTTGAGAAGCGCCTTTCGCTTCTCGCACATTAAAGGAGGATTTCTATTATGACTCAGATTATGGAACTCATGGAAAAGAGAGCGAAGGCATGGGAAGCTGCTAAGGCGTTCCTCAACACCCACTCTCAGAACGGCGGCATGGTTTCTGCCGAAGATGCCGCAACCTACGACAAGATGGAAAAGGAAGTCACCGACCTCACCCACGACATCGAGCGCCTGCAGCGTCAGGAAGAGATCGACAAGATGATGAACGCACCGACTTCTGCTCCGCTCACCGGCAAGCCCGGCGTGAAGGATGAGCCGGACGACAAGCCCGGCATCGCTTCCAAGGCTTATAAGACAGCCTTCTGGAATAACATCCGCAAGCGCAACTACTACGATGTGAAGGACGTACTCACTGTCGGCACCGATGCCAACGGCGGCTATCTCGTTCCTGATGAATACGAGAAGCGCCTGATCGACGCCCTGCAGGATGAGAACTTCTTCCGTTCCCTCGCAACGGTCATCCAGACCCAGTCCGGAACCCACACTATTCCGGTCGTAGCCTCTCATGGCACGGCAGCTTGGATGGACGAGAACGGCCTGTATCCGGAATCCGATGATACCTTCGACCAGATCAGCCTCTCCGCTTATAAGCTGGGCACGGCGATCAAGGTCTCCGAAGAACTCATGAACGATTCCGTCTTCGACCTCGAAGCATATATCTCTGCAGAGTTTGCCCGCAGGATCGGCGCTGCTGAGGAGGAGGCTTTCCTGACCGGAGACGGCAACAAGAAGCCTGAAGGCGTCTTCACCAAGGTTGCTGCTACTACCGGCGGTACCACAGAGATCGCCAACACGAACATCACCTTTGACACGATCATGGATGTGTTCCATTCGCTCCGCAGTGTCTACAGGAACAAGGCCATCTGGATTCTCAACGACTCCACGATCAAGGCCATCCGTAAGCTGAAGGACAACAACGGCAATTATATCTGGCAGCCTTCTGTCATCGCTGGCCAGCCCGATACGATCCTGAACCGTCCTTACAAGACCAGCATCTACGCACCGGAGCTCGCAGCCGGAAACACTCCGATCCTCTTCGGTGACTTCAGCTACTACTGGATCGCTGACCGTCAGGGACGTTCCTTCAAGCGTCTCTCCGAGCTCTATGCGGCAAACGGCCAGATTGGCTTCCTCGCTTCCGAGCGTGTCGACGGCAAGCTCATCCTGCCCGAGGCTGTAAAGGGTCTGTCCGTCAAGGGCTCCAGCACTACCACGGCCTGATCATAGGAACTGACGTAACCAGCCGTCCGCAGGGAATCACCTCTCTGCGGGCGGTTTCATTTTAAGGAGGCGGACATGGAAGTAACACTTGAAGAAGCAAAAACATATCTGCGCGTAACCTCCTCCGACGAGGACGACCTGATAAGAAGCCTGATCACTGCCGCTGAAAAGCAGGTGCAGGACATCACCCGCCAGTCCGACGAGGAGTTTATGGCAAATGAAGAACGAGCCCTGATCCGCATCCGGATAGCTGTTTTATACACCGTTGCCTATCTATATGAGCACCGTGAGGAAGCCGATCACCATGCGCTGAACATGACGCTGCGTGACCTTCTCTTCGGTACCCGGAAGGAGGGCTTCTGATGAATATTGCAGCTATGAATGTGCGGGTCACCTTCCAGAAGAACGGTGTCACGGTTGATAAGTACGGCAATCACAAAACGGGCTGGACGGATTATTACTCCTGCTGGGCTACGGTCGGCACGAGCTCAGGAGCAGAATCCGGCGGCGTTGTAATTAACCCGGAGGAATCCCTGGACTTTACCTGCCGCTACTGCACAGAGCTGTCTTCGGTTGAATCCACGAAGTACCGGATTATCGCTGAAGGCAAGACCTACAACATTACCTACGTTAACCCGATGGGCTACAAGCACAACAGTCTGAAGTTCAATTGCAAATTGGAGAAACCGTCATGAGCCAGCACGTAACAATCGATCAGATGGATGATGCCATCATGGACGAGCTTGAGAAATACGCCAAGCTTGCAACTGATGACATGAAGGATGCGGTCAAGGATACCGCAAAGGAAGTCCGCAAGGATATTCAGGCGGGCGCTCCTGTCGATACCGGCAAGTACAAGAAAAGCTGGTCAGTAAAAAATGTCCATGAGGACTCCGACAGCATCGACCTCGTGGTTCATTCCCGGAACCGCTACCAGATCGCGCATCTCTTGGAGCACGGTCATGTCAAGCGTGGTGGAGGCCGGGTACCTGCCCAGCCCCACATCGCCGCTGCCGAACAGCGCGGTAATGAAAAGCTGGTGGAAACCATCGAGCAGAAACTGAAAGGCGGCTGATATGACATACGACGAAATAATCACAATTCTTGAGGAAGCCGGTCTCCCGCTTGCCTACGACCACTTTGCCGAAGGTGAAGCGCCTGACCCGCCCTTCCTCGTTTTTCTGTATCCGGGCAGCAATAACGTGTTCGCCGACAACAACGTCTACTTCAAAGTAAGCCAGCTAAACATCGAGCTGTACACGGATGCAAAAGACCCGGAGCTGGAAGAACGGCTTGAGGACATCCTGTCTTCCCATGAGATCCCTTGGGAGAAATCGGAAGTCTGGATCGAATCCGAAAAGCTGTACGAAGTGCTCTATCAAACTGAGATTTAAAGGAGGATGCCACTATGGCTAACAGAAAAAATAAGGTTAAGTTCGGCCTCAAGAACTGCCACTACGCTCTCGTCTCAATTGACGATGAAGGAGCCGTTACTTTTGGAAGCCCTGTCAGGCTGCCCGGCTCCGTAAGCCTTGCCCTTGACGCAGAGGGCGACAACGATCCGTTCTATGCGGACGATTCCGTTTATTACATGTGCGCGACCAACAACGGCTATTCCGGCGATCTGGAACTGGCTCTCGTGCCGGAGGATTTCCTGAAGGACATCCTGCATGAGACAGAGGATGCCAACGGTGTGCTGGTCGAGAACAAGGACGTGGAGCCGGAGCATTTCGCTCTGCTGTTTGAGTTCTCCGGTGACCAGAGAAAGATCCGCCATTGCCTGTACTACTGCAGTGCAAGTAGACCTGCTATGGAAGGCGACACCACCGAGGATAAGAAGGAAGTCAAAACCGAGAAGCTCTCGCTTACGGTATCACCGCTTCCGAACGGCCTCGTGAAAGTCAAAACCGGAACCAATACCAGCGAAGGAACCTACAACAACTGGTACACCGCAGTCTACCAGCCGCATGCAAGTACAAGCGAGGTCACTCCGACTACGACGGACACACCAACTGATGCAGGTAACGGCGAAAGCACCGACCCTGCTACGGATACCACTGAGTAAGGAGGCGCGACATGGCTGTAACAAAAACTGTCTCCATTGACGGCACTGAGGTCACCTTTCGTGCCTCTGCCGCCATTCCAAGACTCTACAGAAACAAGTTCCACCGGGATATCTATAAGGATCTGAACGAGCTGCAGAAAGGCATTGATGCCAGCGACCCGGAAAGCTCCTCACTGGACACTTTCTCCTTGGAGCTTTTCGAGAATATCGCTTGGCTCATGGCAAAGCACCAGAATCCGGAGGTTCCTGATACCCCGGAGGAATGGCTCGACCAGTTTAACACCTTCTCGATCTACGAGATCCTTCCTCAGATCATTGAGCTCTGGGGACTCAATGTGGAACAGCAGGTGGAATCTAAAAAAAACCTCATCAGACAGAGCGGGAAATGACGACCCCGCTCTTTTTACTCCGGTGCGTGCAGATCGGGCTTTCCATCTCGGAACTCGATCTGCTCACCATCGGAACCGTCAACGATATGTACAGCGAAATGAGCAACGACGACTATCCGTATGCGGAAGTCGCAACGCAGTCACAGATGGATCGATTCTAACGAAGGGAGGCAGGTCACATGGCTGACAGGATAAAAGGCATAACCGTAGAAATTGGCGGCGATACGACCGGCCTTTCCAAGGCGCTCTCCGGCGTCAATAAAGAAATCAAGAATACCCAGAGCCAGCTGAAGGATGTAAACAAGCTCCTGAAGCTTGACCCGACAAATACCACCCTGCTCGAACAGAAGCAGAAACTTCTGAAACAGGCTGTCTCGGAAACCAAAGATAAGCTCACACAGCTGAAGTCCGTGCAAGACCAGATGGATGCTGGACTAAAAAACGGTACCGTCACCCAGCAGCAATACGATGCATGGCAGCGTGAGATCATAGAAACCGAGAACGAGCTAAAAAATCTCGAGCAGGCATGTAAGGATACAGATTCTCATATCTCAGCGACTTTAAAGCAGGCAGGAACTAAGCTGCAGGAGGTCGGCGGCAAAATATCCAGCGTCGGCACCAGCTTAACAACACACGTCACGGCTCCTATCGTCGGCATCGGTGCAGCTTCACTTGCTGCCTTCAATGAAGTAGATGCCGGGCTTGATATCGTAGCCCAGAAGACAGGTGCTACCGGTAAGACGCTCGAAGGCATAAACCAGATCGTAAAAGACCTTGCCACGGAGATACCGACAGACTTTGAAACCGCCGGTGCCGCTGTTGGCGAGGTCAATACTCGTTTCGGTCTGACCGGGCAGGCACTGGATGATCTGTCCGGAAAATTCATCAAATTTGCCCAGCTGAATGACACCGATGTTTCCACCTCCGTGGACAACGTTTCTGCCGTCATGAATGCTTTCGGTATGGATGCCAGTGAGGCAGGCAGTCTCCTCGACGCCCTGAATGCTACCGGGCAGGCAACCGGAATCGACATGGATACCCTTGCCGGATCACTTTCCACAAATGCAGTCCAGCTGAAAGAAATGGGGCTCACCGCTCAGCAGGCGGCGGGCTTCATGGGAATGGTCGAGATGTCAGGTCTTGATACTTCGTCCGCAATGATGGGTCTTAAGACCGCCATGAAGAATGCGACGAAGGACGGCCAGACACTGGATCAGGCTCTCGCAGGCTTTTCCGAAACCATGAAGGGCAACGGCTCTGAAACCGAGAAGCTGCAGGCTGCCTATGATCTGTTCGGAAGCAAGGCTGGTGCTGCTATCTACAATGCAGTCCAGACCGGAAAACTGAACCTTGATGATCTTGCCGGATCACTCGGTGATTTTGAAGGAAGTGTCGAGAACACTTTCAACGAGACCCTCGACCCGATTGACCAGTTCAAGATGACCATGAACTCCCTGAAAGAGACCGGCGCAGAGATTGGTAACAGTCTCGCCACGGTGCTGGCTCCTGTACTGAAAGATATCTCCGCAGCTCTGAAGGGCTTTGCTGAGATGTGGAGCAAAATTCCTGCACCCGTTCAGGAGACAATCGTAAAGATTGCCCTCGTGGCTGCTGCTATCGGCCCGATTCTTGTGGTCGTCGGTAAAATCATATCGGCGGTCGGAACGATCATGACGATCATCCCGCAGGTCTCTGCTGCTATCGGTGTAGTCAAAGGTGCTATGACTGCCCTGAATGCTACCATGCTGGCAAATCCTATCGTTCTCATCATCGCTGCAATTGCTGCCCTGGTTGCCGCTTTCATCTATCTTTGGAACACGAATGAGGGCTTTAGGCAATTCTGGATTGACCTCTGGGAGGGCATCAAACAGGCGGTCATTACAGCTTGGGAAGCTATCAAGGCCTTCTTCACCACGATCTGGGAAACGATCAAAGGAATATTTACGACCGCTGTTACGGCGATCAGCACCTTCCTGACAAATGCGTGGACGGCTATCACCACAACGGTACAGACGGTTTTCAATGCAATCAAGACCTTCTTTGAGACCATCTGGAATGCAATAAAAACTGTATTCACGACCGTCTTTACAGCAATACAGACTATCGTCACCACATATTTCAACATTTACAAGACGATCATCACGACCGTCCTGAATGCGATAAAAACTGTGGTTACGACGGTATGGAACGCAATCAAGACCGTGGTGACAACTGTGGTCACGGCAATCCAGACCTTTATCACTACGGCTTGGAATACCATCAAAACCGTTGTTAGCACAGTCATGAACGCTATAAAATCCGTGGTCTCTTCCGTCTGGAACGGGATCAAGAACACAATCATGACCGTGGTGAACACCGTGAAAAACGGCATCTCCACAGCCTTCAATGCCATAAAGAATACGCTGTCCAGCATCCTGAACGGTATCAAAAATATCGTCTCTAATGTGTTCAACGGGATCTGGAGCTTCATCTCCAGCATCGTAAATAAGCTGAAGAATGTCTTCAACTTTCACTGGGAGCTTCCGAAGATCAAGCTGCCCCATTTCTCTATATCCGGCAGCTTCTCGCTGAACCCTCCGTCCATCCCGCACTTTTCTGTGGAATGGTACAAGAAGGCAATGGGCAACGGTATGATCCTCAATTCTCCTACGATCTTCGGCATGAGCGGGAACACACTGCTTGGTGGCGGAGAAGCCGGTGCGGAAGCTATCGTCGGCGTGAACTCTTTAAGAACAATGATTCAGGAGGCTGTCGCCGAACAGACTTCAAACCTTGCTGCGGCTCTTTCCGGAGTTGGCGGCGGAGATATCACAATCCCGGTTTATCTTGGAGGCACCCTGCTTGACGAGACCATAGTCACCGCTCAGCAGAGAATGGCGCTCCGGTCAGGAGGCAGATGATGGCTTTTACAAAATACCTCAATATCGATGGAACCGATATGCCGCTTCCGCTCTCCTATGACCTGAGCCTTTCTGATGTACAGGCAGACAGTTCAGGAGAGACGGAGGCCGGAACCACACAGCGTGACATTATCCGTTCCGGTGTGGCAAAGATATCCGTCTCTTTTCAGGTTTCACCCGCTTGGCTTAAGAAGCTATCCCTCCTCCGGGCAAAACCGAAGCTCTCGGTCAGCTTCTTCAATACGGAAACCATGATCCGGGAAACAAGAGACATGTATATTGATGGCTTCAAGACCTCCCTCGCGCACGACACCAGCAAGAAAGGCCTCTGGAAGGTCAGCTTTGATTTGAAAGAATACTAACAGGAAAGGAGCGGTGCTATGTATTCCGTGTCTGATTTATACAAAACTGCGATACAGGATAACACCCGCTCCTTCACATGGTCGGGAACAATCACGACAAAGGCAGGAAGGGTCTATCCCTTTGAGAACAAGGATATCGTGAAGGGCTCCGGATATGTCACCCGCCAGTGCTCCGGTTCCTCCGAAATCGAGCTGGGCTCCGTCTATGCGGCAGAGCTCGGTATTTCTCTTTTCTCAGACGTCGACCGCTACTCCCTTGAGGATGCGGAAGTAAGACTTAATTTCCACATGAGCCTTCCCGACGGCAACACGGAGGATGTCCCGATGGGCATCTTCTATGTGGCAGAGGCAAACAGGCAAATCAAGACGCTGGAGCTCAAGGCTTATGATGCCATGCTGAACTTTGAGAAGGCCTACAACAAGGATCAGTCCAGCGGCTACCCGTTCGATTTCCTGACCGCGATGTCTACTTCCTGCCATGTGGAGCTTTCCCAGACGCAGGCAGAAATCGAAGCCCTGCCAAATGGCACCGAGCTTCTTGGCGTCTACCCGGATAATGACATTGAGACATGGCGTGATTTCCTGCATTATCTTTCGCAAGCACTCTGCTGCTTTGCCTTCATCAACCGGGAAGGAAAGCTCCAGCTGGTGCAGTACACGGCGGCTCCTGTCGTTACGGTAAATAGCACGCACCGTTATTCCAGTTCCTTCTCGGATTTTGTGACCCGTTACACAGCGATCAATTCCACAAACAGGAGGACAAATACCGCCGAGTATTACAGCCTTGATCCGGATGACGGGCTCACCATGAATCTGGAAGTGAACCCGCTGCTGCAGTTTGGACTCGACGAGACAAGAAAACGGATTCTAAACAATATCCTGAATGGTATTGCAGTCATCAATTATGTGCCGTTCGATTCCGAGACCATCGGCGATCCTGCTCTGGAACCCGGAGACGTTCTGACCTTTACTGGTGGTCAGGCAGATGCTTCTCAGATGGCAGCTATCACGTCCATCACGGTCAAGGTCAATGGCAAATGCTCCTTAAAGTGTGTAGGCAAGAACCCCCGCCTCGCTGAAGCAAAAAGCAAGAACGACAAGAACATCACCGGCCTTTTAAACTCCGTCGAAGCCACCAAGATGGCGACCTACACTTACGTGAATGCGATGCCTTATACCCTCGGCGAAGAGAATGTCGAGATCGTAAGCATCGAATTTGCTACGCAGGAAGAAACCGACTGTGAGTTCAAAGCAGCGATCCTTTTGAACGTAGCTGCACCGGAAGATCCACGCTCCGTCACAGCAACCGGTACCGGCACGACAATCCTGCCGGAACAAAGCACTAACCCAGAGACCGAAGAACCTGTTGTTACGGATAAGGAGCTGGCTACCACCGTCACCGTTCCGGTCGAATGGACGGATGATGGGCAATCGGTCATCCGGGTCACTTATATCGTAGACGGCCATGAAGTCGAGGAATTCCACCCAATGGAAACACTGCACAGCGGTCAGCATATCCTGAACCTGTTCTATCCGCTGCTGGATATGCAGGAAAAAACTCTGCATTCCTTTGCGGTCTGGATATCCCTTGCACCGGGCAGCGCAACCATTAATGCTCAGAACATCATCGCCTCCATAACCGGTCAGGGCTTAGGCGCTCAGGACAGATGGAACGGACGTATTGACGCAAGCGACGATTATATTCCGCTCCTGTTATCCGGCATGTCTCATTTTGCTCTTTCTGGAGAAGTGGATGCAGCCCTCATCACTCCTACACCAACCGGTGCTGGCGATCAGATTCCAAAGGTGCTCATGGCCGGAATGCCGCTCTGGACTATCGCAGACAACCTCCGCATCTATGCGCCGATTGTTCATGATGTGATCGAAATCAGCGACAAGAGAAAAATGCGCTATAGCAAGATCTATGTTTTCGATGACACGCAGTTTGAACTTCGGGAAAGCTATACGATCTCAGGCGGCACCGAACAAGACCTAAATCGTGGCCGGATGGATGCTCTGAAGATTTCAACATCAGACTTTGATTCCCTCACCGGGCTTACGATCCTGCCATTTGAAACAGAGCCCTTCATCGGCGGCGATGTGCTTCCGGCAAAGAAGCTTTCCGGTACGCATTACACCGTGCTTGAAAATGGAAGCCTCGTGCTGAAGAAAACATATGCAGAAATCATCGAGGGCGAGCCTCAAGCGATAGACCGTGGCACGCTTGCCTCCTATCCGCTGGGCTTGGCTTCCTTCGACACGATCACAGAATTGGAGGTGCAAAGTGGCTGATTATTTTTCTATCCAAGCCCTGCTCGATACCATCGAGAATATGACGATCATCCGCGACAACAGCGGAAACGATGACGGAACCGATACCCTGACCGGTGTCTCCTGGTTTACTTATAACTCCGCTGTCGCCGAGAGCATCTTCGTAAATGGAAACTCGTGGATGGGCATCGGCACAAATACAGAACAGGTTAAGGTACATCGCAGAGATGCAAAAGTATGGACGATTCGGCGTGAGGAAGGAACCATCTATAACTATTACAAGTTCCTGAGAGTCCGCTGGGAGGGCTATTCCTACTACAGCGCCACTTCAGAGGACGTCCGCCTTGTCTGGGATCTGCTGCTCTTAGATACCGGCGATATTGTTCTGAACTTTGCTGTCGTTCCCACAAACGCCTCGTATCTTGGAGAATGCGTGCTGGTGACAGGCTCCGGGAATATCTCCTTCACACCTGTCGCTGGGCAGACCGTCTCATTCCTTCATCAGGATGCGACAGGTACTGCCTTTACGAAATCCGATACGCTGCCGATTCTGCTTGACCCGTACAACCGCAGATACCTAATCACAGATGCAAACAATGAACTCTATACCGTGGAGGAAGGCGCTCTCCTGAAGCTGAATGAAACCGAGCTTACTGCAGAGGTGTTTGAAACCTACGGCATACAGGATATCCCGGACGGAAACCTGCTGCTCACGCTTTCCGATCCGACGATCCTCTACTGGCATGATTCCGAGAACCGGTTCCCGCCCTTCCGGGCAACTTACACCGGTATCCCGAAGCCACAGGTCATCTACTCGGAAAACATCGATATGTCCGATTCCTCTATTCTCGGGATTGAAAAGGTCATAGCAGACTGCGATGATGCAGCCCTTTTTGCTGTCTCCTTTGATGCCGGGGAAACATGGTGGACTTACACCGGCACAGATTGGGCACAGTTATCTGAGGAAAAGTCCGGCATGTCAAAATCCGCACTGGAAGCTATCTCAACCGATGCATGGTCTGAAAAGGCCATCATTGGTCAGCTCATGTACCGTTTCGTGATCAGCGGCGAGAATGGGTATGTAAAGACGATCACAACAGACTATCTGAACAGGGAGGAATGACCATGCTCAAAGGAAAATCAATCATAGAGCTTACGGACGTCCACACGGGCAAAAAGGAAGTCTACGAGGACGAGAACCTTGTGACAGAAGCTGTCTTTGACGTCCTGAATACAAATTTGCAGGGAGCGATGTATGATAACCCGAACTTCGACAGCCAGAACGGCGAGGCTTGGCTTTTGCCAATCTACTCAAGGCTGACCGGCGGAGTCCTTCTCTACCAGAATGAAATTGCAGAAGATCCATCGCTCATATACGCTCCGCTGGATAACCCGCTCATCGGTTATGCTTCCAATGACGTAAACACTACGGAAGATGTGCAACGCGGAAGTCGCAACCTGACTGAGAGTAAGGCCGTGGATAATGGCTTCAAATATGTCTGGGACTTTGCAACCTCACAGGCCAACGGCACTATTTCCTGCATCGCTCTCACGAACATTCTGGCCGGGCGAGGCTGCAAGTATGGCGCTAACTACTTTGTCCGTCTGAAATCGGATAACATGGTTGATGGCCAGATCGACATGGACAGCTACCGTCATAATCACCGCACCTACCTCGGCGACGGCTACAGGCTGGAGATGATCGCCGTCCACAACTCGACTTCGGTGACGCTCCGTAAAGTCCCTGAGGATTATCTTCACGCCCGCCTTATGGTACGCAGCTATACGCAGATGGCAACGGCATCCAGCGAAGAAACCACCATAGAACTGAACCACTATCCTTACTGGGTGCATTTCACCGACGGCAGCAAGGATAATACCGACGAGCCTTACTGGAATGACACAACCCGGCTTGATTATCTCTTCCACGCATCTGACGGGAACTGGTATGGAATCTCTCGAAAGGATAACCGGAAATATGTCGGGATGTCCTATGGTTCGGAGAGATATGACCACACCGGCTATGAATGGTTCATGGATAAGATCAGCGGCGACAGGTGTACGACCCAGAAGATCGTCCTGCCCTACGGAACCGATAATATATCCAATATCGGTATGAGCGGTAAATGGCTGATGTTCGCCATCGGCTCGACTGTTTACCGGCTGGATACAACGAACGTAGCTAATATCGAAGTCGTCCCGAACGCAAGCTATAACAGCAACCAGCAGTACACATTCAGCGTGGATGACGAAGTAGTCATCAACGGCTGGTATTACTTCGACGGGCAACCGAAGCTCTATGTGCATCACAAAGATACCTATACAGACGGTGAGCAGTGGGGACAAAGAATGATCTCCCGCTATAAGACCTACGCCTACCAGGAGTATTTCTACAGCTATTACGGATATCATTTCCGCAAGGAACTGTATCTCTACACACCGTATCTTGCTACGATCAACAACCTGTCGACGCCTGTTATCAAGACGGCAGATAAAACGATGAAGGTCACCTACACGCTGACAGAAACGGAGGAAGCATGAAAAAGTTTGAAGTGCCCTATAACCTCGACCCGGACTATCCGGCAAAACTCCGTCTGCGGCAAAACCTGATTCCATACATCGAATGCATCTATGCCGCCGCTTGGAAAGACGACTGCGACAACACCCGCTTCGATATCACTTACCGTGACAACTATCCGAAAACCTACGAGGAATATGTGGATCGGCTGAAAGGTCTGCTGGCTCTTGGCATTCCGGTCTGCATTCTCGCCCAGAAAGGCGCGACTATTACGATGATCAAGCGCTACCGTACTCTTGGCGTCCATCAGTTCATCCTGAACGATGACAAGCTGGCAGCAAAGGTCAAAGCCTCATTCCCGGAGCTTAAACTGACGCTTTCCATCACAAGAGCTCTGACACTGGACGAGCTTATCTCCGGTGATTTCAGCATGTATGACCGGATCGTTTTGTTCCACTGGTTTGCCCGCCATCTTGATGCGCTGGAGCGGCTTCCTACCAACTATCAGTACACGATGATATGCAACAGCGCCTGTTATTATGACTGCAAATGGCACGACGCGCACTGGTTCCTGAAAGCTGATAACCCGGAGCTCTACGGAAAAGAATCCGACAGGATCTGCGCAAACTGTACCGCCCTTCTCGCAAAAGGAAAGCAGCAATCCTCTTATATCGAGCCAGAGGATCTTAGGTATTTTGACCCCTATGTGTCTTGCTACAAGTTGGTCGACCGGTACGATGACACGGATACGATTTTCAATCGGCTCTACTCCTACTCCAACCGCTCCGGAACCGGCGGGAAGCCAAGAGATTATTACAACCTATAAACCATGCACCGCATGAAGGCAGCTGCCACAAGGCCGCTGCTTTTTTCATGCCCTGAACACAAGGAGGTATCACAACATGAAAGAATTCTGGAACTCGATTCAGTTCGTATTCACAGCTATCGGAGGCTGGCTCGGCTGGTTTCTCGGCGGCTGCGACGGGCTCATGATTGCGCTCATCATTTTCGTAGTCGCCGACTATATCACCGGCGTCATGTGCGCCATCGCTGACAAGAAGCTCTCCTCATCGGTTGGCTTCAAGGGCATCTGCCGCAAGGTGCTGATCTTCATCCTGATCGGGATTGCAAACGCCCTCGACATTTATGTGCTTGACCATGCCGGAGTGCTCCGTACAGCAATCATCTTCTTCTACATTTCAAACGAAGGTCTGTCTCTTGTTGAAAACAGCGCTCATCTCGGCCTGCCGGTTCCGGACAAGCTGAAGGACGTGCTGGAGCAGCTTCATGACCGAGACGGCAAGGAATCAGACAAGGAGGATAAGTAAAATGGCTATCAAGGGAATCGACGTATCCCACTGGCAGGGAACGATTGACTGGAACAAGGTAAAAGAGGCTGGCATTCAGTTCGCCATCATCAAGGCAGGCGGCTCTGACGACGGCTTCTATACTGACAGCAAGTGGGAAGCAAACTATAAGGGAGCCAAGGCCGCTGGCATCCCTATCGGCGCATACTATTTCGTCGGCAAGGACTGCGTGAGTGCCGCTGCCGGAAAAGCAGATGCCGAACGCTTCCTGAAAATCCTCAAAGGCAAACAGCTGGAGTATCCGGTCTATATGGACAATGAGGCTCAGCCCGCATCAGCCAAGACCGGAATCACCGAAGCGACCATTGCCTTCTGCGAAACGATGGAAAATGCAGGATACTTCGTCGGCATCTACGGTTCCACCTATTCCGGCTTCAAGGAACGCATGGATGACGGGAGGCTCACGCCTTACGCGCACTGGGTAGCTCAGTATGCATCAAAATGCACCTATTCCGGCAATTATGGAATCTGGCAGTATTCTTCCAAGGGAAAGGTGAGCGGCATCTCAGGTAACGTGGATCTGGACTATGCCTATGTGGATTATCCGTCCGTCATCACGAAGGACGGCTTCAATGGCTATAGGAAACAGACAGGTGATACTTCTGCTCCTGTCACATCCTCTCAGCGTGAGCAGGTCTTAGCACAGGCCAGAGCTTGGCTCGGAAAGAATGAAGCCGACGGCAGCCACCGTGAGATCATTGATGTCTATAACAGCAAAACACCTCGTGCCAGAGGATACAAAGTCACCTATACTGATGCATGGTGCGCGACCTTTGTTTCTGCAGTCTCCATCAAATGCGGGCTGACAAAGATCATCCCTACCGAATGCGGCTGCGGGCAGATGGTCGTTCTGTTCATTACCCTTAAGGAATGGGTGGAGGATGATAACTACGTTCCGAGCCCCGGAGATATCATCTTCTACGACTGGCAGGACTCCGGTAACGGCGACAATGATGGCTGGCCTGATCACGTCGGTATCGTGGAAAAAGTATCCGACAAAACAATCACGGTCATCGAAGGTAATAAGAGCAATGCCGTCGGAAGACGCACTCTTCAGGTCGGCGGCAAATACATCCGTGGTTACGGCGTACCGAAATACAGCACGGATTCCAAAGACGATAAGCCCGCCCCGGAACCCGCTCCAAAGAAGACCGTGGATGAACTGGCCAAGGAAGTCCTCGAAGGCAAATGGGGAAACGGCGACGATCGCAAGAACCGTCTGACCGCTGCCGGGTATGACTACTCAGCCGTTCAGGCCAAGGTCAACGAACTCTGCCGTAAGCAGAATGCCGACCAGCCTGTCTACTACACGGTGAAGTCGGGAGACACGCTTTCAGGAATCGCCCGGAAGTACGGAACCAGCGTCTCTTCAATCCAGCAGCTTAACCCGACGCTTATTAAGAACGTCAACCTCATCATCACCGGATGGAAGATCCGCGTGAAATAACTGAATACACCATTATTTATGGCCTGCGAGTGTTCTTCGGAATGCCCGCAGGCCTTTTTTATTTTCACCCCTCAATCTGAGCCGCTTTTTTCTGTTTAACCGTGAGGAAGGAACTCCTCGGATTGGAGGATACTCATGGAACGCAGAACTTCTCAAATTTCATCCGCTCAAAATGCCCTGCCATCTCCAGTGGAAACTGGAGGTGGATATGCTATGTCAGACCAAACACAGAAAACCGAAAACAACTACTACACGCATGAGCGCATTCAGGGCGATCTGGACTACAGGCAGGCGCAGGCCATCGGGCAGATGATGCTCGATTCCGGCATGATCTCCGTGGCTGAATTCAACAAATTAACCGCCATCAATCGAGAAACTTTCTCTCCTCTGTTCGCGGAAATAATGCCAGAAACAGCTTGATATATAGGGCTTTCAGAGTGATGTATAGACGTACGGAAAGGAGGAATTCACTTGAAAAAAGTAACCAAAATCGCAGAAGTGAAGAACCCGAAGGGCAAAATCAGAAAGCTCCGGGTAGCTGCCTACTGCCGCGTTTCTACTGACTCTGACGCCCAGCTCGAAAGCCTCGATGCTCAGAAGACCCATTACGAAAACTACATCACTTCCCGTGATGACTGGGAATTCGCCGGGCTCTACTTTGATGAAGGAATCACCGGTACCAAGAAAGACAAGCGTCCCGAGCTCATGAGGCTCATCGGTGACTGCAAGGCTGGCAGGATCGATTTTATCGTGACCAAGTCCATCAGCCGCTTCAGCCGCAACACCACAGATTGTCTGGAACTGGTCAGGAAACTTCTCGCTTTGAACATCCCGATCTTCTTCGAAAAGGAGAACATCAACACCGGATCAATGGAGAGTGAGCTCTTTCTGGCGATCCTCTCCAGCATGGCTGAAGGCGAGTCGGTTTCCATTTCAGAAAACAGCAAGTGGTCGATTCAAAAGCGCTTCGAGGCTGGAACCTTCAAGGTCAGCTACCCGCCCTACGGCTACGATTGGGACGGCAAGAAGATGCTCATCAATCAGGAGCAGGCAGCCGTCGTAAAGGAAATCTTCTCAGCAGTTCTTGCTGGAAAAAGCAGCAATGCCGTCGCAGACGATCTGAACGAGCGCGGCATCCCTACCAAGCGTAACGGCCACTGGACGGCGACTACCATTCGCGGAATGCTCAGCAATGAAAAGTACGTCGGCGATTGCCTTTTCCAGAAGACCTTCTCGGATTCTGCATTTAACCGGCATGTCAACCACGGAGAGAAAGGCCAGTACATGGTTCAGAATCACCATGAGCCAATCATCAGCCGGGATGACTTTGAAGCTGCACAGGCACTTATATCACAGCGGGCAAGCGAAAAAGGCGTCGTCAAAGGAACCGACAAATACCAGAGCCAATACGCCTTCTCCGGCAAGATCATCTGCGGAGAATGTGGCGATACCTTCAAGAGGCGGATTCACAGCTGCACCGGCTACAAGTACGCGGCATGGTGCTGCAACACCCACATTCAGGACAAAAGCCGCTGCTCAATGCTCTACGTCCGGGACGATTCCTTAAAGCAGGCATTCGTCACGATGATGAACAAGCTGGTCTATGCGCACCGGATGCTCCTGAAGCCTTACTTGGAAGCCATCAAGAACACTTCTACGGACGACTCGCTCCGGCAGATTCAGGAGATCCAGACCCTGCTGGCACAGAACACTGAGAAACGAGAAACCCTTACGAAGCTAATGACACAGGGCATCATCGACCACATTCTCTACAACAACGAGAACAACAAGCTCCTCTCACAGGCGGACAGCTTCCGAAGTGAGATCGAGGCGCTGAAAAACGATGTCTCCGGTGATGTCACGAAGGTCGCGGCAACCACGGAGCTTCTGCATTTTGCAGAAAAAGGCGAGATGCTTACCGCCTTTGATAAAAACCTATTTGAAAAACACGTCAGACGCATCGTCATCCGCTCAAGGCATGAAGCATGCTTTGAACTCAAATGCGGTCTGACTCTGAAGGAAAGGATGTGATGACATGGGACACACGCCTTACGGCTACATTATTGAAAACGGCGGTGCCATCATCGACGAGGAAAAAGCTGAAAATATCCGAAAGCTCTACGAGAACTACCTATCAGGCATGGCACTTAAGACAGCTGCTGCCAAAGCCGGGATCGAAACCTACCACGGAACAGCAAAACGCCTCATGGAGAATAAGCACTACCTTGGCGATGACTTCTACCCCGCCATTATCGACCAGGAGACCTTCGACAAAGCTTCCGAAGAACGAATCAGACGCGCCGGTAAGCTCGGTAGGCTAAATCGCAAGAAGACAGCGAAGCAGGATGAGATTCCTACCTGCTTCCATCTTGGCGATGCAACGGAGCATTACGACGATCCGAGGTTGCAAGCCGAGTACCTTTATGGCCTCATCGAAAGTGAGGTGGTCTGATGGCAAACGTAATGTTCATTCCCGCCAGACCGCAGGTCGGGAACACGGTCAAAAAAAGCGAACAGCCAAAGCTCCGCGTCGCAGCCTACTGCCGCGTCAGCACGGATTCCGACGAGCAGGAAACCAGCTACGATGCGCAGGTCACTCACTACACCGAGTACATCCAGAAGAATCCAGAATGGATGCTGGCTGGCATTTTTGCGGACGACGGCATCTCCGGCACCAACACAAAGAAGCGCGACGAATTCAACCGCATGATCGACGAGTGCATGACCGGGAACATCGACATGATCATCACTAAATCGATCTCCCGTTTTGCCCGCAACACCCTCGACTGCCTCCAGTACATCCGCCAGCTCAAGGACAAGAACATCCCGGTCTACTTCGAAAAGGAGTCCATCAACACGATGGATGCCAAGGGCGAAGTGCTGATCACAATCATGGCGAGCCTTGCCCAGCAGGAAAGCCAGTCGCTCAGCCAGAACGTGAAGCTCGGTCTGCAGTACCGCTACCAGCAAGGAAAGGTGCAGGTCAATCACAATCGCTTCCTCGGGTACACCAAGGACGAGAACGGTCATCTGGTCATCGACCCTGAGCAAGCAGAGATCGTAAAAAGGATCTACCGAGAGTACCTTGAGGGCTCCAGCATGGACAAGATTGCCGCCGGGCTCGAAGCGGACGGCATCCTCACCGGAGCCGGGAACACAAAATGGTGGACGAGCACAATCAATAAGATTCTACGGAATGAGAAATACATCGGCGACGCCCTGTTGCAAAAGACTTACACCACAGACTTCCTTACCAAGAAGCGGATCAAGAACAACGGCACGGTTCCTCAGTACTACGTCGAGGACGACCATCCTGCCATCATTCCGAAAGACCTCTTCATGCAGGTGCAGGCTGAGCTTGTTCGCCGCCGGGTAGTCCACGTCAGCCCTTCCGGCAGAAAACGGAGCTTCTCTTGCAATCACTGTTTTGCGCAGATGGTTTTCTGCGGTGAGTGCGGAGAGCTTTACCGCCGCGTTCACTGGAACAACCACGGCTGCAAATCCATCGTCTGGCGGTGCATCAGTCGATTGGAAACGACTCCCGCAGAAGTGCCATGCAACAACCGCACGGTCAATGAGACAGTCTTGCAGGAGATCACAATCAAGGCGTTCAACCAGATTCTGAGCGAAAGAAAGACCTTCCTGAAGACTCTGCAGGAGAACATCGCCAAGGCCGTGGTCAATGCAGACACCCTTTCGCCGGACGGCATTCAGGCACGGCTGGAAGAACTGCAAAAGGAGCTCATCAAGAAGGCTAACAACAAGCAGGACTACAATGCCATCGCGGACGAAATCTTCCGGCTCAGGGAACAGAAAGAAAAAGCTGCCGTCGACAGCCACAGCCGCGAGGAAGCCATGAACAGGATCAAGGAGCTGCAGGGCTTCATCAGTCAGCAAGCAACCGAGGTCACAGACTTTGACGAGGAACTGGTCAGACGGCTCATCGAGAAGATCACCGTCTTCACCGACCACTTCACGGTCGAATTCAAATCCGGCGTAAGCGTTGATATTACAGAATAAGAGCAAGCTGCCCTTGGGATTAACCTACAGGGTGGCTTGCTCTCTTCTTTTACAAAACGGTGATTCTTTATTCTTTTCGACGAGTCATAATCAATCCAATGATGCCGCCTATCAATAACAAAGGTGCTATTCTTACAAATACCCATTCAAATCCATGAAGTATCGTCCCTGCAAACGCAATTTCAGGATCACTAAAATCCCAACCAAGATATGGGCTTCCTGCGAAACCGATGACTGCAAAGATTATGACTGTGACAGCACATAGGATGAAAAAGAACCATCGCAACAATTTTCTGCTCCGCTCTTTTCTCTGTGCAAGCTGAAGATTGATGACTTCCAGTTTCTCAGAGATTGCTTTTAGTTCATTTGTCTCAGGCTCTTCGATATTTTCACCCAACAATGTGCTTACCGGAGTTTCGAGTGCTTCAGATATGGAGATCAGCATCTCTGAATCCGGAACCGATAACCCCCGCTCCCATTTTGATACAGTCTGGCGTACCACATTCAGCTTTATTGCAAGTTCATCCTGCGAAAGACCTTTTGATTTTCTGATCGTTTTGATATTTTCACTAAGCATGATAAACGACCTCCTTTCGCAAGCACCTTACCCCCGTATACCCCGTTGCCGCAAGCAACGTATAATAACATCGAGCAACCAGACCAGAATCCCTCATTTTTAAGCCTTCCCGGCTCTGACATCTAACCCGAACACTCAAAAAGCCACTGACATCTATCTCGAACACCCGACCCCGACATCTATCTTGGCAACCCAACCCTATCACATTTTTGCCATAAATCGGCTTTGGATAAGTTACCACGGAGCGGTTATTCACTCGACCATCCGAAAGCAATCGAAACCCGGAAAGCGCCTTGTTTCAAGGGCTTTTGCACACATTAATCCTTGACCCTTGACATCAATACCACCGTCTCAACGTGCCCCGAGACAGTGAGGAACATAATCACGTAGGTTCTTGCTGTCTGGGAATTGGTCAAGGTAGGAACATGCTGTTCGGGAATTTGTCAGAAATATAATGCTCCATTACCTTCAATGATAT